CCGATGTGCTCGAGAAAGCGCAGCTTTCGACAGCCATCAGAGAGAGCGCAGCGAACGGCCCGAAGCTACGCAGCGCATGGGTATCCATGCAGCAGGGTTCCGCCCGGCGGCATGCCACAAGGCTGGTCTTTGATTTTTGCGAAACTCCCATTCTTGCCCCAAAAACAGACATATGCGGATATGCTTATGCATTGACCCCCCACCGGCCAGCATGGGGCTTATATTAGCAGTTGCTTATATACCCAGCCCAAACACCGGGGCGGCGGCCCATTAAAAAAAGCTTCATGTTGACAGAAAGCATCAGCCGGGCTTATGGTTGTGGCCTAAAGCGTATATCCGTATATCCGGATATACTAATGAAAGAGATACAAAGGGGAGGTTAAATGTCTGAAAAGATTGAGCTTTTGCCCCCCACACCCGGTGTCGATTCCCGCAGGCACGGCAATGCAGGCATGTCTCTTGGCCGTCACCGGAAGCCCCGCAAGTCGCTATACCTGTCCGGCTTCGGCGATCTGGAAGCGGAATTCAAACAATGCGTGGAAGATGAAGGGTGGGCGCACCCAACCAAGGTTCTGTTCAAGATCATGGAGCGCAATTTGAAGAAAAACACAGCAGAGAGCGACAAGATTTCTATGCTTGCTGCCGTGAAGCTCCTGGAAATGCGACGCTCCTTGATGCCGGTAAAGCCCGATGGCGTGGGTGCTCAGTCTGGCCTGCCGCTCCGGTGGGATAACGGGCAGCCATCCGAATGAGCGCTGTCTCGTGCTATCTGTATTTTTTATCTGGTGTTGCTGCCGCGTGTGTTGTGCTCGCGCTTCTGGCGTTTGGTCTGTTCAATGACGATGATGACCACCATGACGGCTATAATGTTTGATCCGCATGGGCTGGTTGTCCCCCAAAACTGTCACTATCGCTGGCAACCATCATGGTCTTGACTGATGGCTGAAGTATATGTGCCCCGCGAGGTTCAGAAAGATGGCATTGTTATTCCGTACCGTCCGCGCAAACACCAGATGTCGCTACATGCACAGCTTGACCGATTTAACGTACTGGTTCTTCACCGGCGCTTCGGTAAGACTGTTATGTCGATTAATGAATTGATAAAGCGTGTTGTCGAGTGTGAACAGCCCAAACCCCGTGGCGCTTATATAGCCCCGTTTCGCCAGCAAGCGAAAATCATTGCGTGGGATTACCTGATTGAATACACCAGTGTTATTCCAGGCATGAAATACAACGTATCCGAGCTTCGCGCCGATTTTCCAAACGGCGCAAGAATCACATTATATGGTGCTGACAACCCCCATGCCTTGCGCGGCATTTACCTTGATTGCGTAGTCATTGATGAGGTCGCACAGATTGCCCCGTCATTGTGGTCGTCTGTTATCCGTCCGTTACTTGCCGACAGAAAAGGGAGCGCGATTCTGCTTGGTACCCCGTTCGGCGTAGGTAATCTGTTTCACGATCTGTACGAGGTTGCAGGAGAACGTGAAGGCTGGTTTAGAAAGATTCTGAAAGCCTCCGATACGAACATAGTCGATGCCGAGGAACTAGAGGCTGCTAGGCTGGAGATGGCACCAGAGGAATATAACCAGGAGTTTGAATGCTCCTGGAGCGCTGCGATCCGTGGCGCATTTTATGCAAAAGAGATGCATGCGCTAGAGGAAGCCGGGCAGGTTGGCAATGTCCCATATGACAATTCACTGCCTGTCATTACGTCCTGGGACTTGGGTGTGAAAGACTCAACCGTGGTCTGGTATTGGCAGGCAGCCGGGCCTGAGATCAGGGCTATTCGTTGCGAGGCTTTTCAAGGCATGAAATTAAGTGACATCATTGCCCGGGTTGACAGTCATGGATACAGGTTCAGCCAACACATTGCCCCGCATGATATTGAGGTTCGGGAATTGGGGGCCGGCAGTAGAAAGCGATTAGCCGCCGATCTTGGCGTTCGTTTTGATGTTGCGCCGCGCCTGAGCGTAATGGACGGAATCAATGCGGTTAGACAGATGTTGCCTAGGGTTTGGTTTGACCGCGAACTATGCCGGGATGGCATTGCCGCCCTGCAAACGTACCGCACCGAATACAACGAGAAGCTTCGTGTATTCTCAAACACCCCTTTGCACAGCTACGAGTCTGATTATGCAGATTCAGTACGCTACTTTGCTGTAACGAAAACCCGTAAGACGATGAGGCACGAAAATCAAAGAGCTTTTGACTATAGTGAGATTGACCAGGGGATTGTATGAAACTGAGTAACGATGACATTGCGGGTATTCTGGACAGAGAAATCACAGTAGCCAAAGGGCATGATACTGATGCTTTATCAGACCGCAGGACACAGGCATATAATTACTATTTCGGCAAGATGGAGGCGGCCCCGAAAGGCCGTAGTCAGGTGGTATCATTTGATGTTGCAGACACCATCCATGCCATCATGGCGCAGGCTGGAGAAATCTTCCGGTCATCCGGTGTCGAGTTTGACGCCACCAGCGAGGAGGATGAACCACAGGCGCAGCTAGAGTCTGATTTCATTCAGCGAATGTTTGAGTCCAAGGATGAATACGCCACCTTTGACGCCGCAGTATTCGATGCATTGCTCCAGGCTAACGGCTGGATTTATATTGATGTTGAAGAAGAAGTCGATGTTCGCCGGGAAAGCTTCAAACGGATTCCACCCGAATCCCTGGCAATGATGATAGAGAACGCAGAACAGCGCGGTTTGACGGTTGAAATCACAAAGATTGAAGATAACACAGACGATGGCTCACTGATTGATGCCGATATTAAGATGACCAAAGTAGAGCGTGAATTGATAGTAGAGTGTGTCGCGCCCGATTCAATCATCTATTCGCCATCGTCTGACCAGTTTGACGTCCAGGGAATCCGTTTTATTGCCCGGCGTCAATACATGACCGGGGCGGAATTGAAAGAAGCCGGTCTGTCTGATGAGGAGATCAAACAGGTTCCAGCCATCACAGATGATTACTGGACAAGCACAGCGGCGAGAGAAGAAGGCGAAGTGCAACACAGCCTTGACGGCGAACAAGACGCGGCAACATTGCGCGAAACGTTTGTTTGCTATCCGTTGCTGGACATGGATGGAAGCGGCGCACTTGAAAGAAGGCGCGTCCATATAGCGGGAAAACAAATCATATCCAACGAGCCGGTTGAATGGGTTCCTTTTGTAACGGGTTCGCCGCTTCCGGTTTCCCATAGAATCAGTGGACAGGGCATGTATGACATCATGCATGGCATCCAGAAAACAAAAACCGGCGTATTGCGTGCCTATATGGATAACCTGAATGTAGGCTTGCGTGGCCGCGTGGGTTACTTGCGCGGTGAAGTGGATACCGATGCATTGCTGGATGGTCGGCTGAACACCCCGGTTTCGATGGATAGGCCCGATGCAGTATTCCCTTTCCCCACTACTGATGTAGGCGGCATTGCAATGCAGGGCTTAGCGTACCTGGACAGTCAGCGCACCAGCCGTGGCGGCGCAGCGCTTGATCTGACCAGTGGAGAAATGCAAGTAGCAGGTTCAAGCGCCATGGCCGCCGGGCGAGAATATGAGTCAAAGGAAAAGATGGCTGGTCTTTACTGCAAGAATCTTGCCCATTCCCTGCTGAAAAGTGCTTTTCTGATGGCCCACCGGACTTTGCGGAAACATTTTACCGAGCCGATGGGCGCGAAGCTTAAAGGCAAGTGGGTACAAACCACACCCTCAGAATGGCCTGAACGCAAACATGCGCTGTTACATGCCGGCCTCACCCGCACTGAAAAAGCCAATAAGCTTGCGGGTCTTGCGGCCCTGATTGATAAACAGGAAAGATGGATACTTAACGGCCAGGAAGGTGTGCTGACAGACAAGGCCAAACTGTATGCAGCTTGTTCTGATTGGATCAAAGCGAGCGATATTGGCGGCAACCCGGAAGAATTTATTTCCGACCCGACCAGCGAAAACGCTCAAAAGATCATGCAGCAAGCACAGCAGCAGCAAGCACAGCAAGCACAGGCAGAGCGCGAAGATGCACAGCGCATTTTGCAGGTACAGCAGGAGGTTGAACGGGTGAAGTCTGAAACACAGAAAGAAATTGCCCGGCTGAAAACAGATTTTGATTACTATAGAGTCAATCAGGATATGGAAGTAAAAGAGGCCGAATTAACGCTGAGAGGTTTGGAAATGCGCGAAGGGAGTACAGCGGATGAAGCTTGATGTCGAATGGCGCAGCACATCATTACGTCCGGTACAGATGCCGAGTGTAGAATGTCCGATGGTGTCATCCGCAGCAGAAAATAGCTGGCGCGTAGTAAGTCATTGTTTGCCGTGCAGGAATTGTCTGACCATGAAATTGGAAGGCTCTGACATGGCCGGCGAAGTCGAATGCGGTTACAGGCTATGAAACTGAAATGGCGAAAGATTCACCCACCTGTCACACCCGCCCCTTTTTTAGCGCTGCTGAAAGATGGCCGAATTTCAGTTGCCGTTTATAGCCCCGCGTCCAGAGATTATTCTTTCGCACTCGCCATGTGTGAAGTCAACCCTGGCGGCGCAGATGAGGAAGTATGGTTTGAGAGTGGCGCAATCGAAACGCAGGAAATTGAGTCATGGATACCGATTGATAATGAGCTGACCGAATGAGTGACCTTTCAGCGCTGCGAGAATTGACCCTGGTTGGCGAGCGCCTGAAGGAAAAGTACCTGAACAGGGTTCTGGACAGGGGGAAGTCTAATATGTCGCGTGCAAAAGCGTTGGATCAGATGGATGTGCTCCGCGATGTGCTGGAAGAAATAAAGCAAGAGATTGTGAGGAGTGAAAACGATGAATGAACAGCAGACAGAACAAGTCCAGGGCGATAGCGCCGCGCTGGATGAGATTGATGCCATTTTAGCCGGTGGCGATATTACTGAAGCGACAGATGATGTCGCACAAGCAGAAGAAAACGAATATGCGACAGATGATGTCGCAGACGATAGCAATACGGATACGGGTGCAGGGGATCAGGCTGCCGACGATGCTGCCGAAGAACCCGATGCCGATGGTGAACCCGAAAAAGCAAAAATTGATTATGACATGGAAATACCCTTACCTGATGGTCGGGGCGCAGTCTCCCTTTCCGAGATGAAAGATGCTTATGTCGATATGGAAAGGCGCAGCGATGCGCTTGATGCCACATCTCAGGAGCTAATGAGCAAAGCTGAGACGATCAGCGCAGTGATTGACGCGGTAGGCCTGGACAGGATGCCCGAGCAGGCTGTAAACCAGTTGCGCGAATACCAGGCGAACCAGTTACGGAAGGAAAATGACCTTTTACTGGCCGCTATCCCCGAGTGGAAGCACCCGGAAGTTTACAAGAAAGACCGGGGCGAAATGGTCGCCCTGGCGAGTGAATATGGTTATTCAGAGGCCGACATAGCGGCAACAAAAGATCATCGTCACGTTAAAATGCTGCGTGATTTCGCTAAGTTGAAAGCGAAGTCCAAAGCAGCAAAAGAAAGTCTGATTGTACGACAAAAACAAAAAATTAAGCGCAATCCGGGCAGACAGCGTTCATCGAAAGACTTTGACAGCATTGTCAGCAAAGGCACACGTGATGAGCGGCTGAATCTGATTGAGGATTTAGCGCAGGGAAGGTAAATAATGACAGCAACAAATCTTGATGCACAGAATCTTCTGGACGCGCCGCGTGGTGGTGTGATTCGTGAGGATGTCATGGAAAAAATCTGGCTGGCGGATTCATTCCCCCTGCCATTTACTGACATCTGTTCAAAAGCAAAATCGAAACATCCGTTCCGCGAGTTTGTTACGGATGAATTGGGTGCACCCGTCACTGACAACAAAGTAGTCGATGGTGCAGACATCGATCAGAATGACACCGTTGTAGGCGAACGTGCCGGCAATTACCATCAGACTGCCGTAAAGGGTATCCAGATTTCCAAGCGTGCCAATGCTACTGATTCAATCGGTCGCATGGGTTCACTGGGTTATCAGGTTTCCCGTGGTCAGCAGCGTTTGCGGCGCGATGTGGAAGCACAGATGACCACACAGCTACCGTCCATTGCTGGCGATTCAGCCAGTGTTGCCGGTCAGTCTGCCGGTTATGGTGCAATCGTATTCACCAATATGCTTGCTGGCGTTGGTGCGGTGAAGGGTGGTTTTAACCCTGCTACCGGCCTTGTCGATGCTCCGACACCTGGCGCAGCTACAGCGCTATCGGAAAAAGCGATCCGCGATGTGGCACAGTTGGTGTATGAGGCTGGCGGCAACACAAAATATCTGATGTCCACCCCGACCGTGATTCGGTTAATCTCCGAGTACCTGTTCTCTGGTTCCGCCCGCGTTGCGACCATGACCAATCAGGATACATCGAAAGAGGCCATGACCGCATACGGCTCCAGTAATGTGTTTATCACAGATTTCGGTCAGGTATTGGTATTCAAAGACAATCGCATGATGCAGGAAACTGCCCCTGATGTTGCCAGCCTGTTTTTCATTGACCCGGCCTATGTCTATCAGTCGTTCTTGACCGGCTACAATGTTGAACCTTTGGGCAAAACCGGCCTGTCTGAAAAGCGGCTGATTTCTTGCGATTACTCTTTGCTGATTACCAATGAGAAAACGCAGGGTCAGATCATCGATATTGATACGACCGCGCCAATGGTCGCAGGCTAAAGGAGGATATATGCCAGAACAGGAAACCACAAAAGAGCATGATCCGGTGGGTCATGTCGTACCGAAAAAAGGCAAGGGCCAGATTGCCCGTGATAAAGCCGCAAAAGCTGCCAAATCCGCAGCGAAGTAAAGCAACAAAGCATACCGGCTCTGCTTAAACCGGCCCAATTTTAGGAGGCAATGCCATGCAATCACAATCCGCGCCGCAATCCATGCAAGCCAAATTTGACCGTGGCATGACGTTCCTTGAGTCCGTCCGCTACGCCGCCGATCTTATGCCGGGTCTTGCACACGACATGCGGCGATTGACTAGGCCCAGAAAAGACCAGGCGCGGGACATGGAGGGCATTGGCAGGATAGCACTGTCTATCCCCGATCCC